GAATCGAAAAGTCACTGCCCTGATCTATCCTAATGTTGTATTTGCCTGCTGCCATAGTTATATTTCTCCATTCTTAAAAATTATACCAAAAAACCCTATCTGTTGTCAAGACATATTTTTTTCGTGGTGCTTAGCTTGGTTCTGTAGGAAAGTCTTCCATAATTAAATCAGGCCACTTTTCGTGCTTAGTTATATCTCGCCAAGCTTGCCTAAATACTTTCCATTCTTCTTTCTTTTCACTGCTTAAAGAAACATCGGGTAGTTGAGTCCAGTCTGACCCCTCTAAAAAATTTTCTCTAATCATTAAAATTTCAAAATCTGCAAATGCTTCTGACATTTATTTTCTCCTTATTATCCCGCACTTTGTGCGTTAGAGTTTCTTACAATCGTTACTTCAATATACGGATCTACTAAGTTTATTCTATACCCAGTACTGTTCGGCATATACGCTACGGCCATCCACATTCTAAAATAAGCATAGTTACTTCCAGTTTGTAGTCCGTGGTATCTACCCCCGGAGCTATGATAAGAAGCACCATCCGCAGAAGGGTCTGTACTTGAAGGACCTCTTATAGAATCAACAAGTTCTACTCTCTGAGTGGACTTACCTTCTAAATATATGCGTCTATCCATAGCTGTTAGATGGTTGCTCAAAGTTGAGGTAGTAGTAGTTGTGGTATAATTTGCTTTATAGTAATTATTTCCTGAACCCGTAATATCAGAAGCTGCAGTACTACTACTACTTTTTCTGGCTTCATATCTCATAGCTTCGATTGCTCGTCCCCCTGCGTTATCCCAATAATTTCCTTGTCCGTCAGATACAGTACTAATTTGATTGCCTTTATTACCGTACATAGTATATCCTGCACTAGTTTCAGGTTGAGCTGATCCAGTCTGACAGGTAACTCTAAAACTGCAAATTCCTAAGTAAGAAGAACCTCGAGTCTGGCCATTAGCAGCGGATATATAAGCATTTGCCCCCGCACGAACTATAACAACGTCGTTATCATCTATCGGGCCCCCAAAAGTATTCAAGTGCCACCAGAGATCTGCACATTCTGTATATCTTCTAGGATTTTGCCCTGTCATATGAAAATCTGCATCATTTGAAAATCTTTGAGTAATGACGGATTCTTGAACTAGATGATTACTGCCACTTAAAGAGTTGCTTTTTACTTTTAGAACGCCATTATGGTTATATAGTGTAACATCGCCACCCCCAGAAGTATTATTATTACTACTACTACTACTAGTATCGTTATTGGTGAGCGAATTTCCTAAATTAGTTTTTCCTGTTGAATCTAAACTAGATAGCGTTAAGGAACGAGCATCTATATTTCCTGTAACTCCTAAAGTGCTTCCATCAAAATATAGCCTATTACCGGCTGAGTTTCCTATACTAAATTTATATGCACTTCCACTATATCCTAAAAAGAACCCTGTTCCATTATTATAAGCAGATTGTCCGCCTTTTATATGTGCTCCTGTTCCTACATCAAATCCTGAATTCAAATCTCCATCCGTATCAAAATTTTGTGCTCTATCATTTGCTGTGCCGGCTGCAGTCGCTGCACCACTTGCTGTAGCTGCTGCTGAACTAGCTGCAGCCGCTGCGTTACTTGCTGCAGTCGCTGCACCACTTGCGGTGCCTGCTGCGCTAGTTACTTGAGCTTGCAAATTTCCATCCGTTACAAGATGCCATCCAGTTCCGCTTGTAACTATAGCAGTTGCAGACCCAACTGCTTGATAAACTTGATTTTTTTGATAAGCAGCAGTTCCAGTTGCTATCCAAAAGTCTCCATCATCAACAGTTCCTGCTGGAACAGCGTTTTGTCTAAATGTTTTATTTTTTTCATTTACTTGAGTAGTTGTAGCAAAACCATTTAAAGCTAAGTTTCCGCTTGCATCTAATCGTAGCTTTGAAGAGGTAATAGTGCCATTATCTAAGTTCAGTGCCATCCCAGAAGTTGAAAAACCAGTACCATCCGCAGCTTGACTATTGCCAGGAAAATTAGCACTTTTAATAGTTCCAGTACTAATATTATCCCCATCAATAGTTGTAATTCCACTGCCATTACTATTAAAGGTTCCTCCACTAAAAGTTACCACGCCACTAAAGCTAGTTTGTTGTACTACATTCGAATAAGAAACTGTAATAGTAGAAGAGCCAGAAGAAGATTCTGTTCCATAATATCTTACTGTCCAAAAAATGTTTGAAGAAGTTGCGTCTTGAGTTCGAGGCGAGTTTCTCCAAACATTTGTACTACCACTATCACTTATTCCTGTACCAGAAACTACTCCAGAACTAAAAGTATAAGTATTTCCAGAAGGAGCACTGGGGGCTCCTGAACTTGTTTTTTCATAAAATAGATAACCTTGTATTGTACGTTTTCCATCTGGTCCTGGAACGGTGGAAGTTGGTCCTATATCTCCTTTAACAGCCTTTGATAAACTAAAAGGAATTGTAACCGTCTTTTGAGCTGCTCCTGTACCTCCAAGTAAAGAAGAGTTTGCCGAAATAGTTGCAGTAATATCTACAGATCCCGCGTCTGCACTTAAAGCTCCTACAGAATAAACACCTTTTGCCGAAGAACCATTAGTACTGTTTATAGCAATAGTTCCTGTATTTGAAGCATTTGAAGTAGTATAGTTTACATCATTTTCTAAAGAAACATCAGTTCCTCCTACAAAAACTTTTACTCGTCCTGTAGCATTTGAAAATGAACTAACAGTTCCATCATTCGCTGCGGGCAATGTTGCACTTGGATTTGTCAAAAATGCAGTAATTGCATCTGACCCGTCTTGTACTCCATATATAGAAACAAAGTCTGTTGCAAGTACACTACCTCCTGTGCTTGCTTTTACTTCTACTTTAAACAGTACTGAAGCTCCGGTAGTTGGTTCATCACTGTCTGCTATAGTAAAAGTATTTGTTGCTGAGAAATTTTGTTTTAAAGTAAAGCTTCCGTTTGCTTCTTTTTTGTAGAAAGCAAAGTGAGGAGTTATATGATCAAATCCAGTAGCTGTTCCTGTTAAAGTAATACTATCGCTTTCTGCTCCTGCTTCTGTAAAGTTTATTACATATTTACTTGCAGAAAGCTCTACTGTTCTGCCAGAAGGCGCAGGTATTACTTTAGAAAATGCTTGAGTTGCTGTAGATGTAAAAGCTGTTCCAGAAGCATTCTTTCCAGAAATTGAAAATACTAAAGTTCCGAGATCCGCAGACATAGCTGTAGCAGCATTTATTGTTGCGTAAGAACCAGAGTCTGCAATACTTCCTGCTGTCACATTTGTGGCAGTAATAGATACTGTCCAAGTACCGTTTGAAGTTCCTACTCCATCATATTGTAAAGGAGTAGTTCCTTCAAAAACTTTTAGTTCATTGGCTGAATCTGGAATAGTACCACTCGATAAAATTGGGTCTCCATTACTTGAACAGTTTACAAGAGTTGAAAAAGTTTTCTGTGTTATAGAGATAGCAGAAACTCCAGGAGTTCCATCTCCTGCAAGTCTGGCTACCGCTGCGGCTTCTGTTGCATCTCCATAGTTTGAGTTTGCATTGAAAGGACTGTAATAGTTTTTTCTTTCAGTACCAGAAGTCGTTTGTACTTCTAAATTATTATAAGCTCTTACCCAGTAACGATATGTAATATTACTTGTATTTGTAAATCCTATATCAAAAAACCTAGGTCTACTAGTAGAAGGAGATCCGGCATGAGATTGCTCTGATTTAAGTGTATGTATTAGTTCTGCATGAGCGGTAACAGCAGTGCTTGCACTTCCAGAAAGACTATTAGCTCTCCATATTTCATAGTGTCCCGATATTGGAGATATTCCCGTAGAAGGCACCCAAGAAATAACGTTAGCTCCTGCGTCTCCTCCTGTAGTTACAGCAACACTTGTAGGGGCAGAAGGTGCTCTTGCTACAGCTACAGCTTCATTGTTTGCATAAAATGCACTATTCTTTGGAGGAGAAATAGTATAAATACTATCATTATATTCACTTGCAGTTATAGTTACTAAGCAATCTTGTTCTAGTCCTACTGTTTCTACTCTGAAAAGTTTAGCTTCAGTAGAAGACCAATCAAATCTATCGTACTCAATTCGTATAAGTTCTCCAGGTAATATAGCTAAACCAATAGGTGCCATCTTAAAAGAAATTTTTCTATTGTAACGAGAACGATCTAATACTTGTTTTACGAGCATACGCGCATTGAAATAATTAGTTATTCCTTTTGCTTGAAAGGAAGTAGACTTTACAATTCCTCTATCTTTCTTTAAGTAGTTAGAATCAAAGAAGGAAACAGAACGACTGCTAAAGTTTATTTGGGGATCATCAATCTGAGCATTCATTGAATTATAAGACTTTGAAAGACCTTGATCTTTTATAGATATGTCTCCAATAATATCACTTTCCGTAATATAACGAGCACGTAAGTCTAAGTCTCCTACGGTTGGAGAACCTGAACCAGCTAAAAGAGCACTGTCTGTAAAATTAGTGTCTGATTCCGTGCTTAGTCTAGTACTTTCAACAGTGAGGCGATACTTACCGTCTACAAAAGCCAGTTGTCCGTTAAAATGGTCTAAGAATCCATCAATTATTGCAAATACTGTTTGATTTGTATCTACGGTAATATTTCCCTGATGTCGAGTAACGTATCTTTGTGCTTGGTCTTCCCAGCCTAAGTACTTCCAAAACTTAACACTGTCAGAGTCATACATAGTATAAGCAACAGGATTTCCTACTAAACTAGTGCTTTTAATTTGAGGACTAGCTGGTCCACTTCCCGTTAGTCTTGTTAAATTAACAGTAGTCGCAACACTAGCACCATTACTAATACTGCTTTGTGCTCCTGAAGAGCCTGTTTTTATATAAAGAGAATTAGTTCCAGAATCCCAGATTAAGTCTCCAACATTTCTAGACTTCCAATCATTCCATTTATTTGTAAGTTTTCCTGTTACATTTGTAAATACCCAATGATTTTCTGATCCTGTACCACCAAAAGCTTTAGTACTAGAATTATAATTATGCAGAACAGTGCCCCTCCACTTTTCATGTCCATTTGCATAATATCTATATTCTTCTCCTGCTACCAAAGTTACTGCAGAGTTAAACTCAACTATGACATCAGACTGTGTGTCACACATTTGAGCTGCAAGTCGAAAAGAGTCTAAGTCTAACTGATCTAGTTTAACAGAAGCTCCATAAGTTGGGCTTGTTAAGTAGTCAATTAACATAGGAACAAAATTTATACTCGGTCTAAGATCCTGTCCATTTGCAACAGTTTTTTCTGATCCGAATAGAATTTTTACTCTTTCTCCAACTGCAGGTAGATCATCAACAGAAAAAGCTCTTTCTACGGTTGCTATCTTAGTGCCACCATCATAGTCTATTATTTTTCGATTTATAGTATAGCTATCCCCGTCTTCGTCTTGCCTGCGAATACTAATGTATTTATCATTGTAAAAATCATCTGTAGTTGAGATTCCTGAACCCTGTAATTTTAGTTTATTTACCACAGCAATTTTAGTTTGAGTTGGAGCAGTTGTACTACTTGTATTTGCTAAAGTTAGGGTATTGTTTCCTGAGTTGTAAGTACCGGCAGCAGCTTGACTAAACTTTCTAGCTCCCGTTACAGCGCTATAGCTGTCTGCACTAATTGCTACATCTTCATAATACGCAAATTCTGCATTTCCGTCAGAAGTATAGTCAACAATATTCGAAGGAGGGCTACTTAAGGTTGCTGTTACATTTGAAGTACCACTACTACTTGGAGCATTTATATCACTTGTTATTGTTTCTGCAACAGTAAATACGGTATCTAGGTTTACAGCTCCGTCCCAAGTTATCATATTCCACTTATCACTAGCTTTCTGCATATAAAAATGCTTTGCTTCATTTAATAAATCTTGCTGATCTCCTGTTAAGTTCCAACGTATTCTCCAATTAACCGCTCTTCGTGCATCTATAAAATAAAAAATTTCTGTAATAGTTGCAGTGAATAAAGTATCATCTGTACTCTTACTGCCAGCATAAGTTCCTGTATCTGAAGATGCAGTAAAGCCTCTTCCTGCTTTTAGGTATACTACATCACCTTCTTTAAAATTAGTAATACTTTCAGAAGAATGAGTAGAAAGAGTACTGTGCATAAAACTACCATCATAGTTAAAGCACTCAACCGTTTTTCCTTTTACTACATATTGTAAATTAGGAGCACTAGTTTGGTCAGCAGTTAGCTCAAATTTTAATGCTGTATATGCTGTATCAAGTAAGGTATGTCCTGGTCCCCAATACTCTATCCCAGAATTTCCTGAACTCCAATAATCTTGTTGTACTCTAAACTTCTTTCCTGCTGTATTTGCTTGAGTAGAAATAAGAGAAGAAGCTTTTTGATCATTAAATCCAGCATGAAACTCTAACTCCCAACCTATAGGAGTATCAAAAGTTAAGTTTCTTTCGTGTGTTATTCCTATTGTGTCTGCAGTAAAAGTAGCAGCTTTTGTTCCGGACACATGAGAGTTTATTCCAACATTTTGACTTATTAACTGTCCTACGCTTGCAGAAACATTCTCTGATGCATCAATTATTTGATCCATTTGTTCTTGAGTAAGAGTCTCTGTTCCGTCTTCGGACTGCCAAACTATCTCTCCTCCAGAAGTAATAGGGGTTGCTCCTCCAAGAACTAATCCTTGGTCAGTTCTTCCCACACACTCTAAGTCTACTTGAGTGTTTCCAAAACGAGCATTATAGTCAGCTTCGTCTACACATACTAGAGGAATATCATCCACATAGATATTCATAATAGAATGAATTGGTCCTTCAGAAAGTGCATGAACTAAAAAGACTTCGTTTGACTTTCCTGTTTCTGCAGATACATCTGCAAAAATAGGAATAGGAGTTATTCTTTGTACTCCATAAACTATAGGTATTCTTCGTGCTTGTAGATCAAAACGTAAGTCTGTCTGTCGAGTTACTTCTACATCAATCATCTCATATTTATACTTGGATATTCCTATAATGTTTTTCTTTTTATGTTCCTTCATATCCTGAATAGTATCAGTATAAGTAGCAATTACACTTAATGATTGTTCTGCGTGCATAAAACCATAGTCATAAGCATACTCAGGTTTCAAAGTAGACGTTCTATTTGGTTGTCCATTCTGGTCTAATGCTTGATGAAAATCAGCAGAAGTTACACGGCCTTTTTTCTGCTCCCAGTCTCCCCAATGACTTTTTATAGTCCAAGACATAACTGCTCTAGTAGCAGATTCTTTATAAGAGCCTCCAGTAATAATTCCTTCAAACATTTTTATTGGAGTACCCATCATTAAATGAGGATTATCAGCATAAAAGAATGCTTTAAATACAGTAACTTTTCTATTTACATAGCTTGTATCTAAAGAGTTTGTTATTACAAAAGAACTTTCTTCATTTGAAACCTTTAGTTCTGGAGAATAAAAAGTAGTAGAACTTCCATCATTAGGAAGAGGGTTACTGCCTCCTACAGGATTTCCATCAATATAAATGTAGGATATAGTATTTCCGTGATTAGAAAACCCTGTTATTCTTAAAGTGTAGTCTCTGTTTGAAAACTTAATCTTATCATCTACTTTGAATCCGAGAGAAGAAAAATTATTATCACGAATGTTTGTAGTAGGATTACTAGATAAACTAATAGTTCCTGCAATCTTTGATTGAACTGTTCCTGAAGTCGCAATATCATTGCGAGTAAGGGTAAAAGTATCTGATATAGATACGTCTAGCGCTGTAGCATCGATATCTATTTGAATACTATTTACTTTTATCTTTGTAGCTTCTTGAGTACTTCCAACTTTTAATAGTTTATTTGCAACATAAGTTTGGGTTCCGTTTGTAGCATTATTTATATTGCCATATATTTCATACCCAGTTCCATCATCAAAATCAATATCGTACCCTGCATCTGTTATATAAGCAAACCTAGAATAATGAGTACTATTATCGCGGGATACATTCGTAGAAGTTTCTATTGAAGGCCTCTCGAATTTTATTAGGTGCGCATAAATAAAGGGCGTATTGTTATATAAACCAGTAAGAAGGGTTGGATTTTTTCTTAGTCTAGACATTAGGGAAGTGCCTCCTCAACTTTTAAATTAAAATTATATAAACCATCCGTTCCTAAATCATATTCAGTCATATCTGTTGTTGATATTACTCGCATTAAAGGACTTGTGAAATCTAGTGTAGAGCCACTCGCTGTTGAATAATTTAAAGAAGGTGTAAAGTGTATTCTTCTTTGCCCCGATGTAGGTGCGCTTCCTACATTTGAGTTATAGTCTGCGTTTATTTCTGTACGAGTTACCATATAAAGTTTCTTATGGTTTGAATTTGCAGGATCTGATATTGTAAATATATCTCCAGGTCTTGGACTTCCTCCGCCAGAATAAGTACATAACAAGTATTTTCTACCTGCAGGAGCGTTTTCTCCTGCCGTAATAGTAGTTCCTCCAGACATAGCTGCTGCAAAAGTACTGTCTTGTGCGGCAGTATACTGTGGTAAAACAATAAAGAAGGGTTCAACCCTTCCCATTCTTGAAATTAAAAAAGAATACACAGGGTTAAACTCTGATTCTGTTAATTTATTATATGCTATGTCAGCTTTCCAAGTATGTCCTACAAGAGCTCTAGTAATAACCCTACCACTATTTGTACGACTAACTACAGTTGGTTGTTTTGAAGTTAGTTTTACAGAGGCAAACCCTGGGCCATAAGCTGCTCCAGTATCTGAACCACTACTACTTCCTGAATATGATATATAGTTATATGGATCAGGAAGTATCTGTTGAAATTGAGTGAACGCTGTCATTAGTAGGTACTCCTCGTCTCACCCAAAGCCAAAGTGTCTACGCTTTCTAAAAAGGGTTCTCCTGTTTGATGTGCTGCTTCTCTTATCATGCCTATAATATTTCCTCTTTGCAGAGTTAAAGTTTCTTCCATGTTCGATGCATCAATCGTATTTATATTAAAAGTTGCATTTACTGGAGCACCGCCACCTGCTCTCATATCATCATTCGATACAATACGTCCCGGTACTTTTGGTACAAACACTTCTGGTCCCTGCTCTCCGACCATATAGGCTGCTCCACCCGTAGCTCTATATCGGCCAGAGAAAGCAGGTGTAAAGTTAGAAGCTGAAGTACCTTGTCCTCTCTCTCCTCGCATATAAGCAAGTTCTCCAGATGCATTGCTTCCAGAAACATCAACTTTATTTTCCCGTTTTCCTACTGTTACTGTTGAAGGACCTCCACCACTAACAGAACCTGATCCTCCATTATACTGCATAGAAGAAATCATAGAAACTTGTTTTGCTGTAAGAGCTGCAATTATAGGAGTCATTATAGCTCCTACAATAGGGTTAACTGCCCAGGCTTGCATTATTGCCATGGCTCCTGCCATTATAGCTCCAGCAATTTTAGACTTTTTATCGGCTTCAAAAGCTTTTTTCTTCTGTTTCTCTTTCTCGGCTTCTAACTTTTTAATTTTTGCCACACTTTCTTTAGACTTACCGTCCCTCTTCATTTCCATTTTTATTTGTTGGTCTATTTTGGCTACGGCCATTTCAGCCGCCATTTTTTGAGTATCAAACATCATTTTTGCAGTTCCAGCAGCGATTGCAGTTACTCCAGATACAGCTTGCATACCGTTAGATAGTGCTTCCATGTCTCCTCCAGCACCTTCTTTAAGATTTGCAAAAGCTTCGCCCAACTTCGGAGCACCTTCACCACTTAAGTTGTCAAATACAGTACCCATGGCCCCTAAAGTATTTACATTAGCTGTTAGCCCATTTGCAAGTGCAACTCCTTCTGCTCCCAGTTGTCTAAATCCATCAATTAAAGGTTGCATAGAATTTGCCATCACTTGAAATTTGTCACTCATATCTAAACCTGCGAATACATCTGCCATATACGAACCTAGTCCGCCCGTAGCTTCGGTAGCTCTGTCGTTTAGCGCCTTACTTAAAGAGACCCCTAACTCAGCAGCGTATTCTTCTGATGCTTTTGCTGGATCTACGATTCTTCCTTGATTAACAAAGTAATTCATAGCATCAGCTTGAAACGTTCCTTTTGCTTTACCTTGTTCTTCTTTAAATTTTTTATCCCGCTCTGCTTCTGCTGCGTCTTTTAAAGCTATCCCTGTACTTGTTATTCTTTCTGCCGTTGTGCCTCCTCTACTAGAAGATTGAACTATTGCATTTCTTACTGATAACTTTAATCTCTCTTCTTCTAAGCCTAGCGTTTCTCTGGCTAGGCGAGCCTCATCTTTTGCTGCCTGGATTCTTATATCGGCGGATTCTAACTGTAAATTTGTTAACTCCATAACCATCTGCATTGTAGCTTGAGCAGCTGCTTTTTCTGCTGCTGTTGCATTTTTGTCTATTGTAACAGCATGTGCTTTCATTATAGTTTTGGCCGCTTCCATAGACAAAATTTCTTTTGCAATTTGTATTTCTCTTATTGCTATTGTTTCTCTTTTCTTTATTAAAGCAAGTTCTTGTTCTCTATTACGACGTGCGTGCATTAACTGCTGGGCAGGAGAAACAGCTGTTGCCCCCGCTCGCCGTCTAACTACGTCTTGAAAGTTTGCCATCTCTTGAGCCACTAACTGTCTTTTCTTTGTAATATCAAACAAGGTTTGATCTGCTGCTAGACCCTGCTTCTTTATCTCAAGAAATCGTTTTTCAACGTTAAGTCCTTCAACTCTAGCTTCTAATATACGTATATGCATAGGGACTTCTTGTTCAATAAGACTTAACTGTTTCTCTCTTAAATCTCCCATTTCTCGTTCTAGCTCTGCTTCTTCTTCCGCTATCTTTGCTAAAGCTTTATTTCTTTCAGTTTCATCCGCCATTTTTGCTGCGTTAGCTTTTTTTACTTTTAACTCTGCGCCTAGAATTTCTGTTTTTAAGAAAAGTTCTTTATCTATGCCATCAAGTCTTGTTTTTCTTATTTCTTCTTCTTGATTTAATATAGCTAAAGTTCCTTTTTCTCCGGCTAAATTTCCTAATGCATCTTTGTACTTTTTATTTTGCATTTGTAATCTTTTAGTTTTTTCAGCATTTTCAATTAATACTTGTCTTGCATCTTTTAAAGACTGTACCCACTCATCTACGTCTTTTGCTCCAAGAATATCTTTTATTCCTGTTTGCTTTCTTATTTCATCTATTAATGCTTGTTGTGCTTTTTCTCCTAGTTTGAGACCGTCTTTCCCGACTCCAGATCTAACTTGTGCTATTTTTCCGGCTAAATTTTCTGCTGCGTCTATAGCTCCATCGAAAGGAGTCTTATCTTTATTTGAAAGTTTATTTGTTTCTTGATTCCATACGCTCAATGCATCTTGAGCACCTCCAAATGCATCTGTTATATTTTTTAAAGGATTTCCTAAACGTTCTACTTCTGTTCTCAATCTTGCCATTGCAAAAGGACCTGCAGTTCCTGCTTTTTCAAATTTATCTAAAGCGTCTTGAAGTCCTTGAATTTCTCTTTCAGCAAACTTTCCAAGTACGGGATCTTTTGAGAATGCCTTTATTTGTGCTTGAGTAGCGGCCACAATATCATCATTCAACTGTTCTGAAAATCTTGTAGCTAGTCCCTCTAACGAGGCTACTGCTGCTGCTTCAGCGGCTTGTATTGCTGCTACTTTATCAGCTTGTCTACCTGTTGCCGATTTATTTCGTCCCTTGCCCTTTCTACGTCCCCCAGCTGCTTCCATTTCGTCTAGTTTTTGTTGTTCTGCTGCAAGCTGCGTTCTTAAAGCTGCAATTCCTGCTTCCGCTGCTTTTCTAGCTTCTTCTTGCGCTACTTTACTTTGTTGACTTAAAATATTTAAGTTAGAAATAGTTTCATCTAATATACCTGAAACTGCTGTGAATCCTGCTACCATTGCAGAAGCATTTAATCCGCCTTCTCTTTCTATAGTTTTATTAAAAGAAGCTGCAGTTTTAGCAATATAGTCCATATCATCTATTATAGATTGAGCACCATCAGATATTTCTTTTTTGCCCTTTCCTACAAAAAATTCTTTAATCGGGTCCCAAAAAGTATAAATTGCTCCAGCGGCAATTCCTATGGCAATACCCCAAGGACCTAAAAGTACAGCGATCAATCCTCTTAAAACAGTAAGAAGTCCCATTCCAATAGTTTTCAAAACTGCCCAGCTTCCTGCCAAAATGCCAGATCCTTTTGCAGTTGCAAAATATGAGACTACTAAAGCTCCGTAACCTTTTGCAATATCTTTTACACCTGTTACTAGTGCTCCTGCAGAAAGAGCTTCTAATCCATTTGCTATAATTTGTTTGTTTTGAGCAATCATATGAGCATTATAAGCAGCAGTAAGAGCTACCTTTGCAGCAGTAACTTCTCTTATTGATAAAGCAGTTCCTTTATAAGCAGCAGAAGTTTTTCCTTGCTCAACAAGATGTTTTTGTAATATACCATTATGAGCAACAAGAGAAGCATTTAAACTTTTCATCCCTAAATCATATTGTTTTTGAGACATTCCAGCTTCTTTAATTTTACCTGCAGCAGTTACATAAGCTGCGGGAAGTTTTCCTGTAGTCTTTAAGTTATCAAAAGTTGCTTTTGTTGAAGCAGCCGTTGCAGCAGCTCCTCTAGTAAATCCTGTTATCATGCCCATTAAAGCGGGAGCCATTGATCCCACTATCGTACTTGCAAAAAGAGCAAGAGTTGTTATTAAAGCTCTCTGATTATTAACAAGCAGTTCTACAAAAGGCCCAAGTACTTTATTTACCAAATGTAAAAATTCCTGAGCTAAATCAGCTAGAGAAGAAGATAATTGATCATAAGGGTTTACAGCTATTTCTTCAGCAAGCTGACCAAATTTCTTTTCACC